ATAACTGGTTATGAAATAGCCAAACAAAAAAGTGTAACTGATGACGGCAAGTAGCCAGAAACCCCAATTTTTGGGGTCTTACATTAATCAAATATCTTTGAAAGGATATAAAACCATGAACACAAAAACTAAAAACCAAGTAGTTGCAGCCGCTCCAGTTGAGCCAGTAATTGCCGAGATTTTAACGCAAGAGCAAATTTCAATTCTGTCAGATGCTGGGGAAATGTTTTCCAATGCTGATCTAGACAAAAGTACAGCAGTAATGAACGTATCGGCTGTAATGGTTTCTTTTGGTTCTGGCTTCGCTCATTCGCACTTTAAACGTATTGAGGAAGTGGTTGGATCATCTATTGCAAGCAATCAGCCAGAGTTATCAGAAAAAATGGTGACTCAAAAACAAAGCAGATTAATGGGAGATGCTTTAAAACTCGCTGAATTAGAAAAACCAAAAAGCCAATCCGTTGATGCAAAAAAGAAAAACGCCACCAGAGAAGCCAGAGCAAAAAAAGTTGAGAAGCTTTCAAAACTTGATCTTTCGGAAATTTCTGGAAGAATCGCAAAAGCAAATCAGAAGTTAATTAATGCACTTTCAAAAGCTGATCGAAAATTGGCAATAGCTGAATTAGATTTAATAACTGATGCAAGGGATTTAAACATCGCACCAGAAATAAACGCCAAGCGTGAAGAAATAAAAGCTAAAGTTTCTTTTGTTAGGGCATGGTTAACCGAAAAGCTAAGTTCAGACAAAGTTAACAAGGGGAAAATTTCTCTAGCTGACACTCACAAACTTGAAGAAATGCACGCTTTGATTAAGGAATAAAGCAACAAACCAAGAAACCCGAGCTTGTCCTAACTGGTCAGGTTCGGGTTTTTTTTGGCTAAAAAATTTTTGCTCCGCAGGTAAATAGTTTGCTTCGCAAACAGTAGGGTAAAAGCTTTCGTGTGGCTTCGCCAGAAACGAAACTCTCTCCGAGAGTCGGGACCCCCCTCCGGGCCACCCCCCAACTCTCTACGTTCGTAACACCTATATATACATACTGTTTTGCACATTTAAAAACTTTTCTCAGTTTTACCCCCCACCCCCATTGTGTTTCTACCTGTGATATGCTATATAGCATATATACGAACCCCCCGGCACCTTTTTGGGTCCTATACCTACGACATGACCATCACATTAAAACCAGACAACAAACACCCTGTCCCAGAAAAGTTTACAGCCGAAAAAGCACCGACTCCAATGAAAGAGTTAGAGGTAGCAGAGAATACGGCTAAGTTGATGAAAGGGCATGCAGAGCCTATTGATATAACAAAAGAAGATAAGAAACAAGCAGAGTCTTTGTTTAAAAATTTTCAAAGTGATGTTACGTCAAAAACGCTCACGCAACCAGCCGTCATCTTAGCGTTAAGTGGGTATGTAGAACAATATAGTAACTCTCTTATTTCGGATGCAGCGGAAACTAGGAACTTAATACATAACAGACTGCTTGAGATATCTGGATGCGGAGACCCTAAGCATGAGTTGAAAGCTTTAGAGTTACTAGGTAAGATGTCAGATGTGGGAGCATTTACAGAGAAGTCGGAAATTACCGTATCTCACAAATCTGCTGATGTACTGCAAGGGCTAATTAAAGAAAAAATAGGCAGGCTTATAGAGTTAGAAGTACAAGATGTGGAAGAGATAACAGATTCATTAGATGAGGAATTAAATGCACTCAACGACGGGGACGATACCGACGACTCAGGACTTACAGAATCTACTGAAGAAGCTACCGAACCTACCTGAAACGCAACTTCAGGATTTGTACAAGACGTTAGTAGAGTATGAACACGCTGTACATAAAGAAGGAGCTGAAACAGATTTCCTAGAGTTCGTGAAAAGAGTATGGCCGACCTTTATATATGGCGCACACCATAAAAGGATGGCTAGGGCGTTTGAGAAAGTTGTTAACGGAGAAATAAAAAGACTAATTATTAACATGCCGCCACGACATACAAAATCGGAGTTTGCTTCGTATTTGTTACCAGCGTGGTTTTTAGGCAAGTTCCCAGAGAAAAAAGTAATTCAAACATCTCACACAGCAGAGCTTGCGGTGGGGTTTGGTAGAAAGGTAAGAAATCTTGTTGATTCTGAAACGTATAAAGACATATTTCCGGGAGTTGGACTCCAAATTGACTCAAAGGCGGCTGGGCGTTGGGCTACCAATAAAGGAGGGGACTACTTTGCTATCGGTGTTGGAGGTGCTGTTACGGGTAAAGGTGCGGATATCCTCATTATTGACGACCCTCATTCGGAGCAAGAAGCGACCTTAGCCGAAACAAACCCCGAAATATACGATAAAACGTATGAATGGTACACATCTGGGCCTCGTCAACGTCTACAACCGGGTGGTTCTATTGTAGTTGTGATGACTAGATGGGCAAAAAGGGACCTAACGGGGCAAATAATTAAAAATTCTATACAAAGATCGGGCGAAGATTGGGAATTAATAGAATTTCCAGCCATTTTGCCTAGCAATAACCCTCTTTGGCCTGAATTTTGGCCTTCTGCAGAGCTAGAAGTGCTTAAAAACGAGTTACCTAACTCAAAATGGATGGCCCAGTACCAACAAAACCCCACTTCAGAGAACTCAGCCATAGTAAAACGTGAATGGTGGCAGATTTGGGAGAAAGATGAACCACCTTCTTGTGATTTCGTGTTAATGTCGTGGGATACAGCGTTTGAAAAAACTCAACGTGCAGATTATTCTGCATGTACTACATGGGGAGTGTTTTATAAAGACGGTCCTAATGGGGAAAAACAAGCTAATATTATATTGTTAAATGCTTTTCGTGACAGGTTAGAGTTTCCTGAGTTAAAAAGAGAAGCTGTACATCAATATAACGAATGGGAGCCAGATTCTGTAATTATTGAGAAAAAAGCTTCTGGCGCTCCGTTAATATATGAAATGAGAGCTATGGGAATACCCGTACAAGAATTTACTCCTAGCCGAGGAAATGATAAAATCTCCAGATTAAATTCAGTTTCTGATTTGTTCGCTTCTGGATTAGTGTGGATACCTAATTTACGTTGGGCTGAAGAGGTTGTAGAGGAGGTTGCAAGTTTCCCTGCTGGAGAACATGACGATTATGTAGATAGTACATCATTAGCTTTAATGCGGTTTAGAAAAGGAGGCTATATTAGAACTCCTTTGGATGAAGATAACGAATACTCATATAACAGAATAAGACGAGAGCCTTATTATTAGAGGATAAATTATGGCAGCGAATAGCATAGAAAAAACAATGCAACCTACAGACCTAAAAGGTATGGGGCTAGGTGATCCAAACATAGAGATAGAGATAGAGGACCCTGAAAAAGTTACAGTTGGTATCGGGGATATGGAGATAGAGATAGAGCCGGGTAAAGAAACGGATGAAAACTTTGATGCCAACCTTGCTGAAGATATGGATGCAGAGGAGTTAAACTCTTTATCTGAAGATTTAATTGGTGATTTTGAAGATGACATATCTAGTCGTAAAGATTGGATGCAGACCTATGTAGACGGGTTAGAACTTTTAGGTTTAAAACTAGAAGAAAGAACGGAGCCTTGGCCCGGTGCTTGTGGGGTGCATCATCCCTTGTTGACCGAAGCACTTGTTAAGTTTCAAGCTGAAACAATTATGGAAACTTTCCCCGCACGGGGGCCTGTAAAGACTCAGATTATAGGTGAAGAAACACGAGAAACAAAAGAAGCCGCTTCTCGTGTAAGAGCAGACATGAACTATCAACTAACTGAGAAGATGGTTGAGTATCGTCCAGAGCATGAAAGAATGTTATGGGGTCTTGGTTTATCAGGCAATGCGTTTAAAAAAGTTTATTATGATCCAAGCCTTGAGAGACAAGTATCTATATTTATACCTGCTGAAGATATTGTGGTGCCGTACGGTGCGTCAGATTTAGAAACATCTGAACGAGTAACTCACGTTATGCGTAAGACACCTAACGAGTTACGCAAACTACAAGTTTCTGAGTTTTACAGAGATGTAGAGCTAGGAGAACCTAGTGATGAGTTAGATGACGTAGAGAAAAAAATAGCTGAGAAGATGGGGTTCTCTGCATCATATGATGACAGGTACAAAATATTAGAGATGCACGTTGATTTAGATTTGCCCGGATATGAGGATACAGATAAAAAAGGTAAGGAAACAGGGATTGCTTTGCCATATGTGGTTACTATTGAAAAAGCCACGGGCGAAATTCTTTCAATAAGAAGAAATTACCACCCTGATGATGACGTAAAAAAGAAACGTAATCACTTTGTACATTATGGTTATGTACCGGGATTTGGGTTTTATTGTTTTGGTTTAATTCATTTAATTGGAGCTTTTGCTAAATCAGGTACTTCTCTTATAAGGCAACTTGTGGACGCAGGAACCTTATCTAATCTCCCCGGTGGGTTTAAAACCAAAGGGCTTAGAGTAAAAGGTGATGATACACCAATAAGCCCTGCTGAGTTTAGAGATGTAGATGTAGCAAGTGGGAGTATAAGAGATAACATAATGACGTTGCCGTACAAAGAACCTAGTCAAGTTTTATATACGTTACTGGGTACTATAGTTGATGAAGGCAGAAGATTTGCAAGTGCAGCAGATTTAAAAGTTGCAGACATGTCAGCTAATAGTCCTGTAGGTACAACGCTTGCAATATTAGAAAGAACTTTAAAAGTTATGTCTGCTGTGCAAGCTAGAGTGCATTACTCTATGCGTCAAGAGTTTAAATTATTAAAAGAAATAATACGAGATTACACTCCTGACAAGTATTCGTATAAACCAACAAACGGTATTCCTAGAATAAAGCAATCTGATTATGATTTGGTTGAGGTTTTACCAATATCTGATCCCAATGCTTCTACTATGGCGCAAAAGGTTGTACAGTATCAAGCGGTTATGCAGATGGCTCAAGCTGCTCCTCAGATATACAATTTACCTGAGTTGCATAGACAGATGTTAGATGTAATGGGTATAAAAGATGCGGCTAAACTTGTGCCTCTTGAGGATGATGAAAAGCCAAAAGATCCAGTATCTGAGAATATGAACGCTTTGAAAGTTAAACCATTAAAAGCGTTTTTATATCAAGATCACGATGCACATATTCTTACACATACTACTTTCTTAAATGATCCTACTGTTGCTCAAGTAATAGGGCAAAATCCGCAGGCTAGCGCCATAGCAGCAGCGTTGCAAGCTCACATAGCAGAGCATTTTGGATTTAAGTATCGAGTACAGATAGAGCAACAGCTTGGAGCGCCATTACCTAAACCAGATGCAGAGATACCAGAAGAGTATGAAGCACAAATTTCTAGGCTTGTAGCTCAAGCGGCTCAACAACTTTCTCAAAACAACTTGGCGCAGGCGGCTCAACAAAAAGCTCAACAACAAGCGCAAGACCCAGTTATTCAAATGCAACAACAAGAGTTACAGATCAAGGCGCAAGATGCTCAACGAAAAGCACAGAAAGACCAGTCTGATGTGGCACTTAAGCAAGCACAGATTGCAGTAGATCAGGAGAGAATTGCTTCGCAAGAGCGACAAGCTCAAATGAATACTTTAGCTAAAGCAGTTACAGATGACGCAAAGTTAGAACAAAAAGAGTCCTCTGAAGCTATAAAAGCATTACTTGAAGAACAGAAGTTGGAAAATAAATCAGATGACGCTATTGTACAAACTTTGTTACAAAGTGCTATGAACCAACCCGAAGAACCAACTCCCCCACAAGAACAAACACCTCCAACACAGGAGCCTAAAGAATGACTGTTTTTGAGGTATTATTTGATAAAATAGACGAAGAAATTGAAAGTGTTAGTGGAGCCATAGCTAATGGGTCAGCTAAAACCTATGACGAGTATCAAAAACTTTGCGGTGTGATAAAAGGTCTAAATGCTGCAAAGGCACACGTTGAAGACCTTAGACGAACTACGGAGGAAGACTACGAAGA